TGGTGCCCGTCGTTGTCGTTGCGTGTTTCTAAGTCACTAAATTCTATTGTTCGTGTTTCTAGTTCGCTCATTCTGTCACCTCAACAATCGTTTCTTCTTGCGGTAAGTCTTCTATGCGTCGTACTTCGTCTACTGTTAAGAAGCCACTATCTAACCCTATTTTGTGTGCTTCAAAGCGTTCCCTGCGGTCTGCGCGTTGAAAGTCGTCAGTGTCAAATAATGCTACTTGTCCACGTGGTAGTAGTCGGCTGAATGCTTGTTCTATGCGTGACATGTAACCGCGTAGTGTGTACGTCACAAATGAGCGGTTGTCTTGTGTTACATTGCTGTACGTTTTGCTGTTGCCGTCGGTGCTGACGCCTACCATATGCGGGTACACGCCAAACACGGTACATAACTGTTCTGCGCTGTAGCGTCTACTTTCTAGTAGTTGCAGGTCGTCAGGGGAGAAGCTCAGCGGCTGGTAGCTTAGACCGCCACTCAGTACCGCCGGGCTTTTCTGCCGTCCCCCATGCGCCTGTAGAAACGCGCTTTTAAGTTCTTTCGCTTCGTCCTGCGATAATTCGCTAGGGCTGTTAATAACACCGCTGGGAATACTGCCGTTAACGTGCATTTCGCTAGCTGACTCGTCACCTGCCAAACTTAAACCTAGTGTTCTGCGTTGCAACTGTAACGGTCCAGCGCCCATAATATTGCCTGCGGATATAACACCGCCCCTTATATGCAATATTTGCGATGCGTCGTATGTGTTCCGATTCACCTTATAGATGATTTGCCCATCGTCGAGCATCTGAACCGTTACAGCGTCAGGGGATAACAAAACAGCGGTCTGATAAAAGTTGTTTCGGTCTGTGTTGCCTAGTAAGAAGTAGGCGTTGCCTCGCATGACTAAACAACTAACGGCGCTGGCTATAGTTTCGATACGTGTAAAATTTGGGTCTGGTTGCCGTAGTATTGCTGGGGTTGGGTCTAGGCGTTGATCGTCCCTGTATGCGTCAAATGGCAGACTGCCTATGCTGTCGCTGATGAGTTGTACGCATCGGTACGCTACTGGTATCGATAACGTTGTGCCTTCGGTGACGTTAAGCCCGCCCGTCAGGCTTTGCGGTGGTAAATATCGGTCTGGTAGTGTTATTTGGGTACTGCGTGTTTGTCGTCCTAGTAAGCTGTTGATAATCATTTGCTATTTTCCAATGCCGCCCCTATCAGTACAGCTATTAAGCCACTAGCAATTAGGCATGCGGCTAGGTTCCAAATCAAATAAACAGCGTAACAGATTGCTGTTGCGCCTATAAGTTCCAGCGATAACGCTAGGTATTTTCTATCTATCATACTCTATATTGTCCTATGTTTAGTGTATAGCAACCTTTGGTGTGGGGTTGGCTAAGTTGTTAGTTAATGCGTAGCGCGCAATCGTGCAGGCTACAAGGCTTGTGATGTCTACGTTGTCGGCGGTTTTGCGTGACCACGCCCATTGTTCGCCTAGTTTGCGTTTTGTTGCGCCTTCGATTGCGTGCTGTAAGCGTATGTCGCCCATGTGTGAGATTGTGCCGTCTTGTACCGCATCATAGAAGGATCCGCAAGCCTGCCCGTACTGGCGCATGTTGATCGGTATAATATGCACATTTTCTGCTTCTAGTTCACCTATGAGGCTACTAGCGGCGGCGCCCGAATCTATAACAAAAGGCATACGCCACTTCTGATGTAGTTGCAGTATTCGGTCCTTTAACCAGCCGATACGGTTTTCTGACTCAATAACCTCTAATGCGGTGTACGCTCCGCTAAGCCCAGCCGCCCCGATGCTTGCCCTATCCCTGTCAGGGCTTACATCTACACCAAATACCATATATGAGCCTATTTGTATGTCTTCGCGTTGTAGTGCCGCCCATTGTTCAGGGTCAATAATTGTCTGGCTTTTCAGGCTATGCCATATATTTAACCATTCTGACATAAATATCAGCGGTTCTGTGGTTTGTACTGCTTCGCGAACTGCTTCTATTGTTACGCCTTTGTCTTCTCCCAGTGTGGGGATTGCTTCGTACCATGTTTGCTCGTCGTGTATGTCGCAGTCTTCTGCCGCCGCCCATTCAAGCCAACATAGCGAAGGGTTACCGGCGTGCCCTAGTTTGCGGTAGTGAGATAGCATCGTCGAATATGGTCCGCCTGCGTTGCTGGTTAGCCACATTTGCGCGCTTTTTTTCGTCGCCATAGTCGGCTGTAAACTGGCAACAAGCCTTAAATCATGCGTAAGCGCCTCATCGATTATTGCACAATCTACCGTTAGACCTCTACCGCCCTGCGCTGACGGCGTAACAATACGGTACTGTGAACCGTTGTTCATGTATAAGGCTTCTTGCCCGTTAGCGCGCACATAACGTTTAACACGTTTCGCAAACGGTGTACCCATTAATAATTCTACATGCTCATCAAATCTTAGTCTGGCTAGGTTTCGGTCCTGTGCCGTGTAGATTGTGACAGTGCCCGGCTTTAGTAATTCTAGTGCGGCTCTTATTGCGGCTAGTGCTGTTTTGCCGTTTTGTCTGCCTACGGTTACGCCTACTGTTCTGTAGTGGTAGTTGCCTTCTGCGTCTAGTTCTAGCGCTACGTCAGCCACTTGTCGTTGCCACTCGAACAACTCGAAGCCTAACTGTTCGGCTACTTTTGCTAATTGTGCGCCGTGTGTTAGTCGGTCTGGGTTGCGTTCAGTCGCCCAACGTGCCGGTTTCATCATGTACCTTATATTCTTTTAATGTTGCTTTATAACTAGGGTGATTCATGTAGGCGTAGCATTGGTCGCATAACGCCCAGCGTGTAGCCCAGTTGTCGCACATCTCACACTTATACGACATCAGCCCCATTGCTCCGCCATAGCGTCCGCCCAGCCTTGAAAGAATTTAGCACGATTTTTTTGCCGGTCCTTGCCGCCTGCATTAAACCAGTTGCCAGCTACTTTTGTGCTTTGTCTAGTCTCAACAATGTTAGTAGGCATTAAAGGTGGTAAATTACGCAGCCATAGCCTAGTTTTTTTGCTTACTGGGTGCCCAAAATCGTATGGTTGTATTTGTTGGCTGTATTGTGGCATTGCAAACACCGTGCTACTAACCGGATTTTCTATACATACTTTTGGTATGTGTTTAACTGACCATAATTTTATAAAAAAGTTTTTGCCTATCATGCCTTGTTTATATCGCAGATAACTTAATTTCTTTTCAGGGTATAAGAAGCGGGCACCAGCATTACTTAAATATGTGCAGGGTGGGTGCGCTATCATCATGTCGTAATCGTCGTATAGTATGTCGAAAATGTCGCCGGTGTAGTGCGGCCCTTCTTTTTCTGTTGGTAATATATCGCAACTAATAGCTTCATGACCTTTAGCTATAAATGCGTCCCGTACTGTTCCGCTGTATTCGCATGCTACCAATACTTTCATTTTGTTAGCTCCCTGCTTAGGTCTTCCCATACATCGTGGTCGGCTTCTATCCCTAAGCGATCAAGACATTTGAATAGTTGCACACTAAGCCCGGTTATGAGTTTGGGATCATAGTTGCCGTTTTCTACATTGTCCCACGCGTCCGCAATCGCGCGTAACGCTACACATAGGCTGGCGTTTGCCTGCGGTACTGTCGCCAGTACTATTTCGGCGGCTTCTCTATGTCGTGCGTTAGGTATCGTCATTTTGTAGCCTGTTGCGTATACGTCTTGACCAAGTGAATGCAGGGTCTCCGCCCCATAATGCCCATGCTATGCGCCCAGCACTTGGGTAGCCTTCTTCGCCCCTGTTGAAGCCCTGCCCTTTTTTGTCGACTTCATGCCGTGATAGGAAACTGAACATGCGTAGCACTGTGCTAGCGCTTAAGTTCTTGCCACTGCTGATGTCACGTCCACGGGCTACGCCTACAGCGGTGCCGCCCCTACCATACTCACGACGCCACGCCAAACCACGCTCTGCTTCAGAGCGCATAGCGTCAGTAGGTTCGTAACTATCCTGACGTGCTAATAACCGTTCAATGTCTTTATTTACCATTCTCTAGACCTTTTATGCTTCCTACGCCTGTCATTCACGATCTTAGCACCAAGTCTGCTGTTGCATGACTTACAACAAGGAACTAGGTCACCCTGCCACAACTCCGGCGCAGGAAAAGCAGACAACGGCGGCACATGATCAGCGGTATCAGCACGCTTAACCTTACAATACGCACAGATAGGGTTACCTAAAAGGAGTACCTCACGGGCACGGCGGTATTTGTACGAATAACCAGACATTACGCTAAAAAACACCCTCTCACCTGCAATTTTGTTAAACAACACCATAAAACTATTTTAT